CCGCCCGGCCGTTCGAAATCTCGTTCTCTTGGCGGCCGGTGGCGCCGTCGAGGCCCTTCTCCCCCTTGTCAGGATGGCCCAGCCATGACGTACATGATCATTCTTGCGGCTGCGGCCGTTGTCTGCTTCTGGCCGCAGCTTGTGGCCCAGTTTGCCAAGCTGCGCGCCAACGCCAAGGGCGTCGAGCCACGCTACATGCTGGCAGCGGCTATGGCCGCCGGCTGCCTTGTGGCGGTGGGGCTGGAGCACTTTGGCCAGGACCAGCAACCGATCCCGCCGGCCCCCCCTGCCCCGCTCCTGTTCACGCTGAATGGCAAGTTCATCGGCCCCACGGCCAGCCAAGACGCTGCCATGTTGGGCGCTCTGTGCGACGAGCTGGCCAACTGCCTCGACTACGACTCCAGCCAGGCCGAGCCCCGGATCAAGACCGGGGCCGCGATCGAGGACCTACGCCTGGCGGCGCGCGAGGCCCGACTCCGTGGCGTCTCGCTGGGGGCCAGACAGCCCCACGCACGGGATGCCGTCAAGATCTACCTGGACCAGGCCGCCGGCACGTCAGGCGGGCCGCTGACGGCCGAGCAGCGTGTGGCGTGGGTCTCCGCATTCCGTGACGTTGGGAGGGCTGCCACCGATGCCTCGCGATGAAAACGGCGACCTACTGGTATACGACCCCATGAGCTGGCGAGCCATTCTCGGCGGCATCCTCGTGGCGATCTGCGCGTGGATGGCCACGCGGGCGCTCGTCCACGCTGAACGTGTTGTGACGGGCAACACCAATTACGGATATGTGGCAGATCCTGTAGGAACGCGACAGTTTCTCTCCGAGCTCGACCAGCCCAATTTCCGACAGGCCGGGGCCGATGCGGTCGAGAAGGCCAAGGGCGTCGATACGTTCCTCTACCGTGCCGCCGACAAGGCCAGCCGGGCGGTCTACGGCAAGCCGTTCGCCCCGTGGAGCCAAGGCAACGCCGGCACGTGCGTCTCGTTTGGATGGGGCATGGGCTCTTGGATTGGTCAATCGGTCTCATGGGCCTCGGGCGAGCTACCGGCGCCGCCCAAGATGCCGGCCACCGAGTCGATTTATGGCGGATCGCGGACGGCCGGCAGACTGCCGCCGGTGATGTTTGCGGGCTACTCCGACGGCTCGTATGGCGGTGCAGCTGCTCGGTGGGTGGCAGGTCGCTGCAAGGATCCGACTATTGGCGGCATCTTGTACCGAGAGAAATACGGGGCCATCGATCTCTCGCAGTATTCGATCCCTCTCTCTCGCGAGTGGGGCAACAGCGGAGTGCCGCTCGAGCTCGCCCGCCTGGCCCACCAGCACACCGCCACGGCCGTGGCCCAGATCAACGACTACGACTCGCTGGTGGCCAGCATTGAATCGGGCTACCCAGTGGCGATCTGCTCCAACGTCGGCTTTGCTGCCACCAACGTCAGGGACTCTATGGGCTACTTGCCACGCGGTGGCCAGTGGAATCATTGCATGGTTTGTATTTCATGCCGCCACGCCAAGAACGCCGGCGGCCGCGACGGCGTGCTTGTGCTCAACAGCTGGGGCGACAAGTGGGTGGGCGGTCCCAAGTGGCCGCCCGACCAGCCCGACGGCTCCTTCTGGATCTCAAAGGCCGACGCCACCAGCATTATTGCCCAGGGCGATTCCTTTGCGATCGGCTCTGTGGGTGGCTTCCGATACCGCGACCTGCACAACGGAAACTGGATGGAGGGAAAATGAATCTCGTTCTCTTGCTCGTCTTTGGTGCGATTGCAGGCGGCGTGGCCAAGTGGCTGCTCCCCGGAAAATGTCCTGCCGGCTGGGTGCCGACCATCGTGCTCGGCGTGATCGGCTCATTCGTGGGCGGCATCCCCTTTGGCGGCCACCCGGCCGGCTTTGTTGGCTCCGTGGCTGGGGCCTGCGTGGTTCTGTTCCTCTACTCGATCTGGCAGGACGACAAATGACAAACGCAGACCTTCGAAAGATCTCGATCGCCGTGCTGGTGGCCGTGGCCGTGACGTGGTGCGCAGCCACGAGCGATTACAGCCCGATCAAGCCCCAGCCGGAGCGGCCGGTCCTGCGGTTCATCCAGCGGCTCGCCCGCGTCGGCTTGTGGGTGATGTGGGCCGCCGAGCCACAGCCGCAGCCAACCGAGAACCTGGTCTATCACGCCCAGGCGTTCGACAAGGATGGCAACCGCGTGCTCGATCACGGGAAAGGCTGGTGATAGATGTGGGGCTATCTGCTCTCGCTGTTAACGAGCTGGTCCGCCGACCCGGCGGCGCTTGATCAGGAGCCACCGCGGGCCGCTGCGGCGGTGGCCTACGCCTATGCGGCGATGGCACCAGACGTACTTTCAAAGTACGAACCTGACCAACCAGCTTCAACGAAATCGGATTCCGCAGGAAAGTAATTGCGTCACCGTTCACCACTCGAAAGGATTCTCAATGTCGCTCAAGCGCCGCCAGCTCCAGGACGAAGCCGCCAAGCTCGCAAATCAGATCGAGGAACTCCGTGCAGTCGCCCCCAAGGACGATGCCGAGGCTGCGACGATCGCGGAGCGGATCGACGACGCTGCGAAGCGTGCCGAGCAGATCGAGCCGGAGCTCGCCCGCGAGTCGTCCCTCGACGCCCGGCTGCGGAGCCTGCGGTCGACCGTGACCGACGCCTGCGAGCACCGCGACGCCCTGGTCGCCAAGGAAACGCCGACCGTGGAGCGGGCCGAAGCGGCCGCCATTCACGGTTTCGGCTCGCGGAAGGAGGCCCGAGAAGTCGGCCTCGCTCTCCGCAGCCTGATGCGGGGCGAGACCCGAGCGATGGGCGAGACCAGCTCGACCTACGACGCCAAGGGATCCGAGTACGTTGTGACGCAGCTGTACAACGCTGTGATCAACATCCTCCAGTACCAGTCGGTCGCGTACCAGGTGGCCTCGACCTTCGAGACCAACTCCAACCGGATCACCTTCCCCAAGGTTGGCGAGATTGTCGCCACTCCGATCTCGGAGAACACTGACACCAGCGATACCGACATCTCGACGAGCGGTGCGACCTGCAACGTTCTCGACTGGCGGTCCAGCGTGGCTGTGTCGAACAGCCTGATTGAGGATAGCCCGGTCGACGTGGCTGGCCTCGTTGCCAGCCGCCTGGCCTACGGCTATGCCAAGAGCATCGACAAGGCGTGGCTCCAGGGCTACTCCTCGGGCGGCGTGACCATCGGCGGCCTCCACGATGGGATCGTGGCCTACAACTCCGGTTCCAACGTGGTGACGGTTGCCAAGACTGTTGCCACGACGGTCAACAATTTTGCCGACATCGTTGGCAAGATCGACCCGTACGCCATCAGCCCGTCGTGGGTTGTGGGTGCTGCCGGCTGGGCGGAGATCATGAAGGTCTCGGCCACGCTGCTCAACGCCAACATCGTCAACGCCACCACGGCCAGCCTGTGGGGCTCGACGGTTCGCAAGGCATACAACATGCCTGCCAATGTGTACGCCATCTACGGAGATTTCAAGTTCACCACGGCGATCGCAACGAAGCCGGCCGGACTCCAGATCACCGCAGCCCGCGAGCTGCTGATCAAGAAGAACGCCACGCTGTTCGTTGGTATCCAGCGGTTCGGGATCCTGAACCACGCTCCCGAGTTCGGTGCCTCGCTGGTCAAGGCCACCGTCTGACGCTGACAAGAGACAACGCTCCCGCGGGCCGGGCCGTTCGCGGCCCGGCCCGTGCCATGTAGTGACCATATGAAAATCAGACTCCTCCAGCACTATCGAAGTTACAGACGCGGCGAGGTTGTTGACTTCTCGCCCAGGATGGCCGAGGAGCTCGTGAAGTCTGGGATCGCGGCGGCAGAGACTCAGGGCGACCTGCTGCCACCGGAGAGACGGGAATCCGCGGTGGCGGCCCGTGTGAACGTCAGAACGGCCGATCGACGCTAGGAGGCCCAGATGGTCTACCCATACCTCTACCCCGTGCAGATGGCCTACGGGGTGCCTTCCCCACGGCATCCCGTTTCAACCGTGCCGATCACGCAGCCGACGATTGAGCCCGTGAGCCTGACCGAGGCGAAGAGCCAGCTACGGATCCTGCCCGACTTCAACGACGACGACGCAATGGTGATGGCCCTGGTGGCCACGGGCCGCCGGCTGGTTGAGCGTCGGCTTGCCATGACGCTGATGGCCACGCAGTTCCGGGCGACGTTTGCGGATCCGCTCGACCTGCTCTCGAACCGTCACGAGAGCAACTGGTGGGGCTGGTCCGACACGCTGGAGCTCGCCAATGGCCCGATGCTGGTAGACGGCACGCATCCCGTGGTTGTGACCGCCGGCGGCGTGACGCTGAGTTCATCGACCTACACGGTCGACTCTGACGTGAGGCCGGGCCGCATCCGCCTGGCCAACCCCGGCAACAACTCTCAAATGATCGTGACCTACTGGGCCGGCCAGGCCACGGCGGCCGCGGTGCCGCCTACGCTCAAGTCGGCAATCTTGCTGCTGGTGGGCCATTTGTGGTCGAACCGCGAAGCAGTGATTGCCACGGGCATGAACGCGGTCGAGTTGCCGATGGGCGTCGATATGCTCTTGGCCGCAGAATCCACTACGGGGCTGTACTGATGCTTCCAGCTGGCATCCTCACCGAGATGGTGGTGGTCGAGGCCCCAACCGAGACCCGGAACGCCTTGGGCGAGACGACGCTTGCGTGGTCCGAGTTTGGCAAGCGGTGGGCCTCGATCAGGGCCGTGGGCTACTCCGAGCAGGAGATCCGCAAGCAAACCACCGGTAACGCCACGCACACCGTCCGAATGCGATTCATGCCGGGCCTGACGGGCAAGATGCGTTTGCGGTGGAGCTCGAGGTCGAACCGGATTCTCTACATCTCGTCGGTGGTCGAGCACGGCCGCCGCGAAGAGCACGAGCTGGCGTGCGAGGAGAAAGTGACATGATTGCATTATCGTTCAATACGTCGTCTTTTGATCCAACGGCGTACGACATCGACAAGCAAATAAAAGCCCTAATGAGCCGCTACAAGGCTTTGCCAAAACATTTGGCCAAGAAGCACATGCAGGCGGCGATGCGGCGCTGCTTGCAAAAGGGCGTGCCTATTCTTCGTCGCCACACTCCACCACTGGGAATGAGGAGAGGCAGGAGAAAAGCAGGCGCAACATCTACGGGGGCTTTAAGGCGATCGGTTACGGCGCGGGCTGGATTCACTGGCAGGAATGCCGACTGGGACGCTTTTGTGTGGGGCGTTTTGGGCTACAAGGCTGGCATTCAGTCGCGGAAGGCAATATGGCTGCAATACGGAACGGCAAACGGAGGGCCTCGGTACGACATGATTGGACGGGCGATGGCCGAGTACGGCCAGCCATCCGCCCAGCGTCTGGCGTCGGAAATGGGCGCAGCGCTGGAAAAGGCAACGCGAGAACTGGAAGCAAACTTGAACCCGACCAGAAAATACGAAGCGGGGGGCGGCTATTCGCCGGGCTAAATGGCATCACCCGAAGCATGGCTCCGCGCCGCGATTGAGACGGCCACCAGCTGCTCGGCGTACCCGCAAGTGGTGCCCGAGTCGGCCGCGGTGCCGTTCGTGGTGTACGCCCGAGTCGGCACCACGCGGGAATCTCTGGGCGTGCCGGGCGTGGCGTTCCCGCCGACCGGCAGTTTTACGGTCGAGATCTACGCCGACACCTACTCGCAAGTGAAGACGCTGGCGGACCAGGTCCGCGGCGCACTGAACAACTTCAACGGCACAGCCAATGGGGCCACAATCAGCTCCGTACTCCTGAACGATGAACGAGACGGCGACCCGATCTTTTTCAACGGCCAGGACAAGCCGACATACATGGTCGAGCACAGCTACCAAATCCGCTGGGCTGAGTAACACGACCCGCAGGAAATTTAAATGTACTACGTGTACAAACCAACATTCAGCATCAGCAGCGCCGGCAGGCTTGTTGCGCGGTTTGCGATTTTGACAGGCAGTCCAGCAATCGCACCTACCGAGCCGTTGTACATGTCGCAATCGCCGTCAGGTGGGTACGGCTACGGGCCGCAATACCCGCTTTATGCAGACTATTTCGGCGGCTCTGGCACGACATGTTTCTTGCAAGTTGGCTGCGCAATCACTCAAAACAACGGCGGCGGCTCTGTGATTCCGACGCAAGGCGACGTCGTTGCAGTCGGGGTACCTCTGCCGTTAAAAGACGTCCCATCAAACGCTATTCAGCCAGTCATTCTTCAGACTGAGCTAGTTGTCGACTTTGCGATTCCAACGGCATCGTCTACGTTTTTTTCTGCGTTTAAGGTATATGGTGGTAGTCAGACGCTATTTACAAGCGAGACGACGTGGTACGGGCACACGCAAGCGGCGGCGGCTGCAAGTTTTGATTTTACTTATCCGTACCTGCCGACGTGGTTTTCACCAGGCGTCAGCGTCAGCGCCTCCAGCGGCGCGTCTGTTGGCAAAACGTGCACGCTTACGATCACCGCGCCTGACTACTTGCGGACGCTCACGGCTAGCGACCTTGTCGTTACGGGCGGAACCATCTCAAACTTTACAAAGGTCTCCTGATGGCAAAGTACACCGCCACGTTCACTCGCACAGCAACCGGCACAACGCCGGCGACTGTGGCGCTGACGTCAAGCTTGTCGTCGCTGCCGTCCAGCGTGACTGCGGCCTCGAGCGTGTCCATCTCTGCAATTGATCCGATTCCGGACTCGCAGGGTAGCGTCTTCACGTTCGGCGGCATTTCGTTTGTCGCAAAGAACATCAAAGTCAAAGCCGCAAGGCCAACCATTGATGTTTCCGTTCTGTCGGCAACTGGTGGAACTGTACGAAAGCTCCAAGCCGCCCCGCTCAAAGACAGCACCGTAATCACCTGCGAATACTTTGGCTCAACAGCGCCGACGATTGGATCTTCCGGAGCCGTTGTCTGCGAGGCTCTAGGCGTCAGTAGCGGCAATGCGTTCTGTGAAGACTTTGAACTCACCGCAGCCGTGGGAGAGCTGATCACTGGAAACCTGTCGCTCAAACTGACCGGCTGATAATCAACTTCAACGATGACGCCATAACCGCCACAATTCCCCCCAGCACAGCCACCGGATCAGAAGGAGCAACCAACCATGCCCGATATTGCCGACAGCCAGGGCACAACGTTCACCTACGCCGGAACCACGTTTCTGGCGAAGAACGTCAAGGTGAAATTTTCACGCCCGACCGTTGACGTCACGCCACTCTCGCAGGCGGCCGGCACCATGCGGAAGCTCCAGGCGGCGCCGCTTCAGGACAACACCACGATCACCTGCGAATACTTTGGCACGACCGCTCCGACGATCGGGTCTTCTGGTGCGATTGTCTGCTCGGCGCTCGGGATCAGCAGCGGCTCTGCGTTTTGTGAGGACTTTGAGCTGACCGCGGCCGTTGGCGAGCTCATCATGGGAAACCTGTCGCTCAAGATGACTAGCTGACCGCCGGGAGGTGGCCATGCCGTACATCGAGGACAGCCAGGGCGCCACGCTGCTATTCAATGGCGTGGAGCTCGGGACTTACGTGTCGATGTCGCCGTCTTGGCAGACGGGCAACGTCCACGAGACGACGAGCGCCAACAGTCCGGTGTTGGGCCGTGGCACAGACGCTCGTGTTTTGCGTCAGTACAACGTCTCGGCGATGGAGCCCGGTCAGGTGCAGGTCCGTTTCCTTGGCAATCCGACCTTGAGCCTGAACCAGATTGGTGTGACCGGGACGCTGGCGATTATCTGGGCAGGCGGCTCCTACTCTGGGGCCGGCTTTGCCATCGATCTGGCGGGCGACATCAAGGCAGGCGAGTTGATTCAGTGGAGTATGACGTTCCAATTCAGTGGTTACTACTAAGCCACGGAGGGCTCTATGCCACTGACTGCCGAAGAATTACTTGACCTGGACGACCTGCGGAAGCCGACGAAGCTGGCCGTGCGAGCGTGGAAGCGAGACGTCTGGCTTCTGGATCCCACGGCCGACGTTCGGGACGATTGGGAGATCTTTTGCACCGCCAACGCCAACAAGCGGGCAAGCTGGCGGGCAAAGCTTGCTTCGCTCTTGGTCTGTGACGAGGACGGCAAACGGCTCTTCTCCGATGCCGACATCCCGCGGCTGGGCAAGAAGTCGGCGGCGGCCCTTCACGAGATCTGGCAGGCCGGCACCAAGCTACTGAGCGTCACCGATACGGAGATCGAGGAGCTCGAAAAAAACTAAGGAGCCCGGCCGGTGCGGTGGATCTGTTCATCCACAGGCTCGGGCTCCAGGTGGGAGAGTGGGACGTCGAGCGGCTGAAGAAACGGATCACGGTTCGACAGCTCAAGCGATGGATGGCGTACTGGCGGGTCGAGCCGTTTGGCGACGAGTGGCGGCGAAGTGGCCGGGCGGCGCTGGTGGCCAGTGGCGGACGAATTGAACCGAGCAGCGAAGACAAGTTTCTTCCAAGCTTCCGAGAGAAGACTCAGACAGAGGCCGAGATGCTGGCCGAGCTTAAGAAAATCCCGCAGTTTAAGAAGCAGCTGGAAGCGCAAGGCAAGTAAATGGCCACCATCGGCAAAGTCGCTGCGATCTTCTCCGCCTCAACCAGCGGGCTCAAAAGCGGCGTTGCTGATGCTGTTCGCTCGTTCAAGCAGATGGGCGGCGAGGCCGGCAAACTCTCGTCTGCGTTCAAGGTGCTGCGAGACGCTGGGGCTCGAGGTGTTGGCGACGTTGGTCT